ACTTATTGGCACCTCTCGGCCGATCTTTGTTTAGCTTCAACATGCAGTTCAATTTCGATAAATCTATTAGAGGGGATCTCGATGTCGTAGCCAAAGGTACAGAAAGCCTAATGCGAAACGAGGTACGTTCCCAGCGTCTGTTGCAGTTTATGCAGATGACAGGAAACCCCAGCATGGCTCCATTTGTTAAGTATGATTACATACTACGAGAGCTTGCCGCGAGTATGGATCTGGATGAGGACAAGGTTCTTAACGATCCAAGAGAAGCGGCGATCCAAGCTGAGATGATGGCGGCGGTAGCGGCGTTGATGCCACAGCAACCACCCCAACAACAGCAACAAGGGGCACCTAGTCCCGAAGACCCAACCGGTAATGGTGGCGGGAACATAGCTCCCGGTAATGCACCAGAACCCGGCGCTCCCGGATTTACGGGAGAAGGTGGAGGAGCAAACGGTGGTAACCCACCCCCAGCACCACCTGAAGGTCAGCCGCAGTAATGGAAAAAGTCTTAGCGAAGAAAATATTACCTCTAGTCAATGACATAGAGAAGTACCCGTTATTACAAGACTATGTAGATACTCGTATCGAGACGATGCGTAATTTTTTAGAAAATACAAAAGAACACGAAAAGATACTGGAAGTACAGGGCGCAATTGCAGAGTTGCGAAGGTTCCAGACACTGCGTGATCAAGCTCTGGAGGGAGCCAAATAATGCATAATTACGAAGAAGATATGATGCTAGGGGGATGCGGAGATCCGATGTGCCCAGAGTGTGGCGGTATGATGGTTGGCATGGATGATGTGTCAGGAAACCCAATTCCTCCGGGATCTAACGAGATGAATGTCCGTGATGATATTCCAGCAGTTTTAAGCGACGGTGAGTACGTCGTTCCAGCGGACGTTGTTCGCTATCATGGTTTGAAGACTTTTATGTCGCTACGCGACGAAGCTAAGTTTGGCTTGATGGCTATGTACGCTGAGGGTCAGATCCAAGAGATCGATGACGAAGAAGCAGATAAGGTTCCTTGTCCTGAGTGTGATGGCGAAGGCTGTGAACACTGTGATGGTAGAGGGTATCACTACGCAGATGAAGACTATGAGTGTTGTGGTGAAGAAGACTGCGACTGCGAGTATGAAGATTACGAAACTGAAGAAGAGTACGAGACCGAAGAAGGTAACGTAATCGAAGAAGCAAAATCAGAAATAGAAGAAGAAACAATGGAAGTCGAAGAGGAAGAAGACTCTTCAGACGGCAAAAATACTTATCGTCCCAGCGTAAAGATCGCTGTGATGAAAAGGTAATTTGCGGTACGGGCTACCCGCATAAACCACTAGCTTCGGCTAGTCTACTTTAACGGCCCCCAACGGAGACTATATGGCTAAGTACAGAAATGCCTATCGGGATGAAACCGATCAGGTGACAGAAGAGGTGCAAGCGGCACCTACAACAAACGCAACACCCCCACCACCCCCCGCAAATGCTGACGAGGAAAGTTTTAAGAAACGCTACGGTGACCTTCGCCGTCATATGCAACAGCAGATGGCGCAACGTGATCAAGAGATTAGTCAGATGCAAGCGCAACTTAACGATGCGACACGCGGACAGATTAAATTCCCTAAGTCCGAAGAAGAAGTCGAAGCGTGGTCTAACAAGTACCCAGATGTTGCTAAGATCATTGACACCATCGCCCAGAAGCGAATTAAAGAAGTCTATGACGAAGCAAAGGTAGAAATCCAAGATATCAAGAAGCAACAGGATAGCGTCAAAGCTGAGAAAGCTATGATGGAACTAAACAAGTTGCACCCGGATTTCGCTAAGATACGGGGTCAGAAACAATTTCACGATTGGGTAGCTGAACAACCTAAGTATATTCAGGATTCCCTCTATCGTAACAACCAAGATGCCAAGGCGGCGGCTAGAGCAATTGATCTCTACAAGTCCGACAAAGGTATCCGAAGAGTAAGAACTAAGAACTCCAGTGCCGCCGCTCAGGCCATTGGAAGAAGTGGAGTAGCCGCACCAACTAGCGGTAAGTCCATGTTCACAGAAAGTCAGGTACAGAACATGAGTTCGGCTGAGTACGAAAAGAACGAAGCTAAAATCATGGAATCAATCAGTAAAGGGCTGTTTGAATATGATGTAACTGGTGGAGCGCGTTAAACCCCTTGCTAATTACTTAGTAATTGTGGTATAACAACCTTAACAAACCGAGCCGAAAACTATGTATTTCTGAAGTCTAACTTTAGTTATACATACTTTCCTACCTCATCCTTCCCTTAAATTTCAGAAGAACACTCTAAAGTTACCTAAGTATCTTTGGCCCTTCTCTCGAAGACACCCGAAAGAACTTAGCCCTTAATGAAGTATTCCCTTCTGTTTCGTTCAGGCACTAGTGGCTACGCCACAAAATTTTAGTGCTAATTTAACTTAACATCTATAGGAGATGCATTATGGCTTTTCAAAAGGCTTCGGGCTATACCAACCTACCTAATGGTAATTTTAGTCCTGTAATTTATTCACAAAAGGTTCAAAAATCTTTTAGGAATACATCAGTGGTGGAGGACATCACAAACACCGATTATATGGGTGAAATCGCTTCTTACGGCGATAGCGTCAAGATAATCAAAGAACCAGAAATCACAGTTTCTGATTATGCCCGTGGCACAGCAGTTGCGGCGCAGGATCTTAGCGATGCTGATTTCTCACTGATCATCGATCAGGCGAACTACTACATGTTCAAGATCGACGATATCGAAGCCGCACACAGCCATGTTAATTTCATGGACTTAGCGACTGACCGCGCCGCATTCAAACTACGCGACACTTATGACCAAGAAGTATTAGGTTACTTATCTGGTTTTGAGAAGAGTGGTGGTAACTGGATTGCTCGTACAGCCGCTAACGGTACTAAGGCTGATTCAGCCGCTGGTGCTGATGAACTGTTGCTTGCTAACAAGTTAGACATCACTGATTTCGGTGGTTCTGATCTTGGTGGTTCAGCAGATGCGGATACTCACGCTTTAACTTCAATCCCTCTAGCCGCTGGTGGCGGTGCTGGTGGTATCACTAGCCCTCTAGCAGTTCTTAACAGAATGGCTCGTAAAATGGATGAAGCTAACGTGGACTCAGCAGATCGTTGGTTCGTTGCAGATCCAGTGTTCTATGAGTTGCTAATGGACGAAGACTCTAAGTTCATCAACTCTGACTTTGGCGGTGGCGAAGAGCTTCGCAATGGTCGTGTTGGTAACGGTCTTATCCGTGGCTTTAAAGTGTACAAGTCTAACAACTTGCCATACTTCGGAACAGGCGCAGGAACTTCTGCATCAGTCGGTTCAGAAGAGAACTTTGGTGTAGTTGTAGCTGGACACCAGTCTTGCGTAGCTACTGCACAGCAGTTGGCTAAGACTGAAAGCTACCGTGATACAGGTTCATTCGCTGATATCGTTCGTGGTATGCAGTTGTATGGTCGTAAGATCCTTCGTCCTGAAGGTCTAATGACTGCTCATTACAACTTAGCGTAACTGAGTAAGGGGTAGCCTTCTTAGGAGGGTTGCCCCTTTTTTATATAAATTTAGAGTAATTTGACCAATGCCATCTACTTATCTTGACCTCACTAACAAACTGCTTCGTAAGATTAACGAAGTAGAAATATCTGAGGCAGACTTCTCCAACACGCGAGGTGTGCAAACCCTTGCTAAGGATGCTATTGTAGATGCTATTGGTCAGATTAACCAAGCTGAATACGAGTGGCCCTTTAACGCCGCTCAACACACACAAGTTTTATTAGTAGGTCAGGAAGAGTATTCTTGGCCTGAGTATTTTAAAGTTGTTGATTGGAATAGTTTTCAGATCCAGAAGAATGAATCTCTAGGTGTCGAACACAAGATGCTAGAGTTCATGGATCGTGATGTTTATTACAAAAAGTACAAGAGTGATGATGATAACGCTGGGGTAATCGGTATTAGATGCCCGGAGTTTGTAGCGCCGTCTCACGGTAACGGATACATTGTAAGCCCCTCACCGGACAAGCAATACAACATCCAGTTTAAATACTACATGAATAACGTAGGCTTAACTAATTTCTCTGATCAAACCAGAATACCAAATTCATATGATAATGTGATTATCGACGGGGCTTTATACTACATGTACATGTTCCGGGATAACCCAGAAGCCGCTGGCGTATCTATACAGGTTTTCCAGCAAGGCATTAAAAACATGCAGGGTATTTTCATTAACAAATACGAGCGAGTTTACGACACACGGGTTTCTAGAAATTCTAAAATGAGCCCTGAATATATAGGTCTCTAATATGGCAGATCGCGTACAGTCCTATAAAGTCATTTGTGGCGGGGGTCTTAACAGTAACGAAAATCATCTTGATTTGAGTGAAAATAGCCCCGGTGCCGCAACTCGATTGGTTAACTACGAAGTTAGTCTATTTGGTGGATACCGTAGGATAGAAGGTTTTACTCCTTATAATCCAAACGCTAACCATCAAGAAGTAGATCCAGCTAATTCCGAAGGTAAGATTCTATCCGTATCTATCCATAAAGATGACAACCTAGATTCCGATATTGTTATCGTATCTAGAAAGGTTAAGAAGTTTACTTACACAGCGACAGCAGGACAAACTGTTTTCTCTGGAGCGGACTCAAACTCTAGAACACTGGCTAACAACAATACGTCTAACACGATTGTTAAGCAGACAAGAAACGGTACAACTACCACACTTTCTGGATACAGCCACGATGCTACTAGCGTAACGCTTTCATCCGGTGCTACAGTTGGTGACATAATCGAGGTAGATACGAACGAGTACAAGTTCTATCGATATGTAGCTTTCGCGGCATGGGCAGAATACAACACCGGAATTGTACATAAGTTTAAAGACGGGGTTCGAGAGGTTAAGAAACTACGTCATATTAGCTTTAACTTTGGTGATGGTAACAAGATTTGTTTTGTAGATGGTGTTAATAACGCCGTCATTTTTGACGGAATTAACTGGAAAGCAATTAGCCCCAATAACTCAGGGGGTGCATCAAGTCCCGGCGGAGCAAGCGCCTTAGCACGACCTGAACTAGTAGACGCCTTTGAGAACCATTTGTTCTTTGGTGGTGACAGAGTAGCCCAAGCTACAATCGCCTACTCGGCTCCACTAGATCCTCTTACGTTCACTGCCGCCGCTGGCGCTGG